CTACTGACCCCTATTTAACGTTTCCCAACACACTTTTAACAGTTGCTAACAGACTTTGGCACGCTTTTTGCTATGGGTCGCCCTTACCGTTTTTTAACATTTGGCGGCACACTTTGGCACGGTTTTTGCTATGTGTTTTGGCACGGTTTTTGTAGTGCACAAAATAAAATGTTTCACGTGGAACACAACACCAAGAGTTAATAAAAGTTAAAACGAAAATAATTTGTGCACTTATGCTTGTATGTTAGAAAAAAGTTGTATCTTTGCAGTGTTCAATTAAACGATTTGAAAATATGAAAGAGTTACTACAACATTTCAGAGAGCAACCGAAAGAAGCAATTAAAGAAGTTGCAATGTGTTTAGCTATTTTTGTCGTATGTGGTGCGATGTTGTTTCTATCTGCAATCTTGCAGGGGTGTACCGTTTCAAAGGGTACAACGGTACGGGGCAAGGCTACGATAGTAACAACCGATACAACGGTAGTCAAACACAACGGTACGTTGAAGTTTAAGAAGTCTATGTTTAACAATTAAAAGTTTACTACAATGGAAGAAAAAAGAAACGCATTTGACGAGTTTTCGTTTGCCGCTTTGTCGGCTTTGGGTAGCCTTATGGCGTGTAATGAAGTTTGCCGCGACCAACGGGCAGTTATGAAAATAAACCGCTTTCGTGCGTGGCTTATGGACTTGAAGCCGCAAACCAACCCTGAACCGAATTTTCCGTTTGACGGCGAACCGCAAGGACAGACAGCCGAATAATTAACAATTAAAAGATTACTACAATGAAAAGTTTTGCAAGTACATTTAACAAGACAACTTTCGGTATTGACACAACCGATTTTCAGTACACTAAGTTAGCCAATATTTTCAACTCTGAAAATGAGGGCGGTAAAGATGTGATACACAAAATTAACGGGCTTTATGTCCACAAAACACAATTAGGCGACAGCCCCGTAATTATTGATGAGGAAAACAAACGGCTGGTGAACCTACCAAGCCACACCGCCGAAACGGTTCGTGAAATACTTGCCGATGATGAGGCAGTACAAACTATCAAAGACGGCAAAGTCGGATACACTATTTACGAGTACGAGAGCCACGGTAAGAAGTGTTATTCTATTTCGTTTGTGGACTTGTAAGAGTTTGTAAGAGTTTGTAAGAGTTTGGAAATTTATGTTTAACTTTGTAGGGGTTGCAATGTTTGTAACCCCTATTTAATATAACAGCGTTATGGCAAAGTTAGGTTTCAAGATTGAATATACAAAGTCTGTATTTGGAGCAACCCAACGGGCGAAAATCAAAAAAGAGATATTGCAAGCCGTGAAAAGCAGCCCCGAATATAGAAAAGAGATAGCAAGGGTTTTCCAAATGGCAAACCGCCGTATTCAGAACATAGAGCAAAGCGGACAACTTTCGCCAGCCGTGCAAGCGTTAAACAAAGGCGATGTAAAAAGGTTTACCAAGTTTTCAATGCGTGGCGATTGGAACACCCTAAAAATTGAGTACGGTAAGGCGATTTCGTTTTTACGCCAGCCAACCAGTACGGTGCAAGGTGCAAGGCAGTACGGGCAATACCTGCAACGTATTTACAATTTAACGCCCGATGAGTACAACCTTATGGCAAAGAACTTGCTGGGCAAGTTAAACAGCATTTCGGATAGTGTTTTCGTGGAACGGTATTTAATGCGGTACAAGGATTTCACAGGCGAAATGGAGCAAAGCGCAAGCGATATAAGCACCCAAATAGAAAGTGAAGCGCAAAGCATATCACGGGCGATTGATGCAGAAATAGAAAGGCAGGCAGATGAGGTAGCCGACCGAATGGAGGATATACAAAACAATATAGAGCGCATTTTGCGCAACTTTAATAAGTTTGGGTTATGAAAAAAATACCTTTTGAGTTACAAGAAAGAATAAACAGCCCGACCGAAATAACCGAAATACTGAAAGCCGCCGTAAATGAAAAAAACATTATCGGAAACAGCAAGGGCGAAAGGTTTTACAACGTGCCGTGTGCCTTTGATATTGAAACAACAAGTTTTTACCGTGATACGGACGGACGGGCGTATACATACGAGCAAATGCAACGTATGCAGGACAGGAACGGGCGCAAGGCGAAATTAGAGAAAGCTGCGATAATGTACGTTTGGCAGTTTGGCATAAACGGATATACAATAATGGGGCGCACGTGGGGCGAGTTTGTTACGATGATGCAGACCGTAAGCGAGGTTTTAGGGCTGAATGACAAATTACGCCTTATCGTGTTTGTACATAACTTATCGTATGAATTTCAGTTTTTGCGCAACTGGTTTGAGTGGAAACGTGTGTTTTCCATACACCTACGAAAACCGATATACGCAATAACAACGGGTAACATAGAGTTTCGATGCAGTTACTTACTTTCGGGGTATTCGTTGGCGAAATTGGGTGAACAACTTATGAAATACAAGTGTAAAAAAGCCGTTGGCGATTTGGACTATCACTTAATAAGACACCACGAAACGCCGCTGACTGATACCGAAATACACTACTGCATAAACGATATTAAAGTAGTGATGTGCTACATACAAGAACGTATCGAGGAAAGCAGGGGGATAACTCACATACCGATAACGAAAACGGGGTTTGTGCGTAAGTATTGCCGTGCGCATTGTTTGCGTGAAAAGAGCGATGCAGGGAAAACCGTACCTAATTGGGATTACGTGAACTTGATGCAGGAACTACAAATTACGGGTATGGAAGAATTTAATATGTTACAACGTGCCTTTGCAGGTGGGTTTACACACGCAAACGCCGAATATACGGACGAAATAATGAGCAACGTGGATAGTTACGACTTTACAAGCAGTTACCCGTATGTAATGATAGCGGAAAAATACCCGATGTCGCAAGGCGTTGCAATCACGGTTAAGAGTACGGCGCAATTTGAGTTTCTGATTTCAAAGTATTGTTGCGTGTTTGATATTGAGTTTACCAACATATTTGCCAGCGAAACGCAGGACAACCCGATAAGCGCAAGCAAATGTTTTGTGAAAGAAAACCCGTGCGAAAATAACGGGCGTATTGTGGCGGCTTCAAAAATAGCACTTACAATTACTGATGTGGATTTCCACATAATCAAAAACTTTTATTCGTGGGAACGTATGCGAGTGGGGCAAATGTATTGTTACAAAAAAGAGTATTTACCGACACCGTTTGTAAAATCTATCCTGCATTTGTACGAAAGCAAGACGAAATTAAAAGGAGTTGAGGGAAAAGAAGTGGAATACCTTAACAGCAAGGAAATGTTAAACAGTTGTTACGGTATGAGCGTAACAAACCCGTTGCGTGATGAATTTACATATAACGGCGAATGGGATATTAACGCAATGACAGCCGAACAAAAGCAGGAACTATTATACAAGTACAACACCAGCAAAAACCGTTTCTTGTTTTATCCGTGGGGTATATTCGTAACCGCATACGCACGGCGCAACCTTTTCACGGGCATACACGAAGCAAAAGACGATTACATATACAGCGACACGGACAGCATTAAGATAATGAACGGCAAGGCGCACGAAGCATATTTCAAGGCTTATAATATGCAGGTGCAAATGAAATTGCGTGCCGCCTGCAAACACCACGGTTTGCCGTTTTCGCTTTGCGAGCCGCAAACGATAAAAGGCATAACAAAGACTTTGGGCGTTTGGGATTTCGAGGGTACATATACAAGGTTTAAGACTTTGGGAGCTAAACGCTATATGGTGCAAGAACCGAACGCACTAAAAGCAGGAGGACGGGCATACGATTTCAGTTTAACCGTGTCGGGCGTAAACAAAAAGGCGGCGATACCGTATCTTATTGAAAAGTACGGCGCAAACGGTATATTTGATGTGTTTACCAACTATTTGGATATACCGCCGCAAGCAACGGGCAAAAACATACATACTTACATAGACTACGAGATACAAGGCGAGATAACCGACTACAAAGGCAGTACGGCGCACTACAACGAACGCACGGGCGTACATTTAGAGCCAACGGGGTACAGCCTTTCCCTTTCGGTTATGTATATAAACTATTTGCGAGGTATTAAATTTAAGGACTAAAATAAAAGAGTTATGACAACTAGAAAGACAAAGACAGACAAGCCGAAATTTTACGACTTGAAAGCGATTTTAAGCAAAAACGCCGATTATAACGTGATATTTGGCGAAAGGTCAAACGGCAAGACTTATGCCGCCTTAAAATATGGTTTAGAAAACTATATCAAGACGGGCAAGCAAATGTCATATATACGCCGTTGGCGTGAGGATTTACGGGGCAAACGTGCCGAAAGTCTGTTTGCAAATCACGTGGCAAACGGGCTTATTGAGGAACTGACAGAGGGCAAATTTAATGAAGTGTTCTATATGTCTAACAAGTGGTTTTTATCTTACTACGATGCAGAGAAAAACAAGCGGACACCCGACCCGACCCCGTTTTGTTACGGGTTTTGCCTTTCAGAGCAAGAACACGAAAAAAGCAGCAGTTACCCGAATGTTACAACGATAGTCTTTGATGAGTTTTTGACACGGCGGTATTATTTGCCCGATGAGTTTATGTTGTTTATGAACCTTTTGAGTACAATAATACGCCAGCGCAACGATGTTAAGGTTTTTATGCTGGGGAACACGGTAAACAAGTTTTGCCCGTACTTTACGGAAATGGGTTTGAAGCAAGTGCCGTTTATGGAGCAGGGAACGATAGATATATACCGCTTTGGCGAACACGGCGCAATAGTGGCGGTTGAGTATTGCAGCACGATAGTACAACACAAAGCCAGCAACAAGTATTTTTGTTTCGATAATCAAAACTTGCAGATGATTACGGGCGGTAAATGGGAACTTGCAGTATATCCGCATTTGCCGTGCAAGTACAAGCCGCAAGATGTGTTGTTTGTGTACTACATTAAGTTTAACGATGTTGTTTTGCAAGGTAACATTATTCAAGTAGGCAACGAATGTTTCACGTACATACACGCAAAGACAACCCCGATAAAAGATGAGGAAAACAGCCTTATTTATTCTTTGGAAATGAACGGCAAACCGAACTACAAACGCAAGTTGTTAAGCACGGCAAGTTACGTGGAGCAACAAGTCGCACGGTTTTTCGCACTAGACAAAGTTTTCTACCAAGACAACGAAGTCGGCGAAATAGTACGCAATTATTTAATTACGAGTGCAAAGACAAACATTGTTTCGCTTAAATGAAAATAACGGCGGTTTTGGTATAAATTTCGTGCCGAACCGCACGTTTTACGAAATAAATAACTACCTTTGCAATAGGAACTAAAATTTATTGATATGGACGCAAATACTATTATTCAAATCATTTCAAGTTTGGGCTTTCCGATTGTGATGTGTGGTGCATTGTTTTGGTATATGGTGAAACAAAGGCAGGCGCACCAGGAAGAAACGGAACACCTAAAAGATACGATTGCGGAAAATACGAAAGTGTTAGCCGAATTAACAACGCTTATTAAAGTTTTGACAGATGAGAAAGAAAGATAACATTTACAAGTTGTACCAGCAACAAATAAGGGACAAAGACACCGCCGTAACCGAATTTATTGCGAATACTTTGGCGAAAACTCAAAGTATGTTTGAGTACGAGGGTTTGCCCGACAGCATACCGCAAAAGGAATTGGAGCGGCTTTTGCAGACCACGGGCAACGTGTTTGTTACAAAGGTGGACGGGGTTTTGTATGCGCTTACGGGCGGCAAAGGCGGCGAACCCGATGTTTACGGACGGGCAACGCTTTACACCGTGGCGAACCCAGCGTTAAAACTTTCCAAAACCTACGATATTCAGAAAGACGGGGTTTTGATTGAGAACGACACCAACGGAGAAAGCCTTTTGCCGCTTATCGGGCGTTATGCCGTGTTATATACTGACGGGCTTATTTCGTTGAACACCGCCAGCGTATTAACCCGTATTACGATGCTGATAAGTGCCAGCGATGACAAGACGAAACAAAGTGCCGATGAGTTTTTGCGCAAGATACAGGACGGCGAGTTTTCAATTATCGGGGAAAACGCATTTTTCAAGGGCGTAAATATGCAGACAGCCCCGACCACAAACAGCGTGTATATTACACAACTTATTGAACTGATACAATACTACAAAGCGAGTATGTACAACGAATTGGGGTTAAACGCAAATTATAATATGAAGCGTGAACGGCTCAATTTGGGCGAGGTATCAATGAATGTGGACGTACTTTTGCCGTATGTGGATAATATGCTAAAAGAAAGACAAAATGCAGTTGAGAAAATTAACGAAATGTTCGACACCGAAATTTCGGTTAAACTTGCTTCAAGTTGGGGTTTGGAACGTGATAATTACAACGCTTTGGCGGCTGATTTGTCAGCATCCGCAGAAACGACCGAAGAAACAACGGGAACGGACGGAAACGACACGGAAACAGAGGAAACCAAAGAAACGGACGGGAACGACACCGAAACGGAACAAACAGAAGAAACAGAAGAAAATAAAGACGATAAGCAATGAAATACAGCGAACTATTTACAAAGGATAACGGGATATTCGCAACGGTTTTCAAGACTGAATATCCGACAGAGTACGCCGCAATTTTCGGCGATACCGACCCGTCCAAGTTAGACGCTTACGCCTTACTGATGTACGGCGGCAAGACCGTTGTAAACAGCATAACCAGCGATGTTGTTTCGGCGGTGATTGCGGTAAACGTGCAAGGATGGGAACGTGAAGCGGCGGCGATGTTAGCCGATTACGATGTACTGACACCCGTAACGGGGCAAGTTGAACGGACGGAAACCGTAACTTTGCAGGAAAGCACCGACAACACCGAAACGGGCGCAAACAAGGCGTTTAATGACACCGATTTTTCAGACAGCGACCGAAAGACCGCAAACGATGAGAGAAACCGCACAGAGGAACGCCAAACAACCGAAACCAGCAAAGGAACGGGCGCAAGCAAATCAATTTCGACCGAAATTGCAAAAGAATTGCAGTTAAGGCGTGATAATTGGAGAAAAAACATTATCTTTGCACTTGTAAGAGAATTAACAACGAGTATTTACGAATAACTAATTTAATTTTTAGCAATATGAACGTAAAACAGATTTACACGATTATCAACAGCGTATCGGGCTGTCTCTTATACACATCTCCGA